AGCCCGCTCCGCAGGCGGCTCCCGCTGGTGCGGACCCGCAGTCCGCGCTCAACGACCTTCTGGCGGCTGCCGGGAGCTACGGTGGTCAGGCGTAAGGAGACAACATGAACGAGATGGCGCAAGTCTTTGAACTCATGAAGGCTGCGAACATCCCTGAGATCGTCGTGGCCCGGCATATCCTTGGCGTGAGCCGGGCCGCGATGTACCAGTGGGTAAACGGTGGGGTGCCACCTAACCGAGTAAATCAACTTACCGCCTTACGGGATACCTTGGCGTACCACATCGAGAAAGGTAATCTTCCCAAGAAGTACGATGAGTTGTTATGGCAAGGTATTCTCCGCGTCACAGAAGATTCGTAAGCCAACCAAAATCCAGCGGTGGGATTCGACCATGCAGCAGCCTGTATATAACACGGCCTTCTCTACGCAACTTCCTTCGGCAATGCAGGATGCGATTGACTTCTTGCAATTGGTAATCCCCCAAGGACCTTTCTACTATGATGTCTCTTTCATCGGCCCCTCTACTCCTAAAAGGTGGCGGGATGAACCGCACACCTCGTTCCTGTCGATGGTACAGCGCAGCTTCGCGCTGTCCTCGGCAGGTAACAATACCTACTTCGCCCTGTCCGCGTTCCGTCAGGGGTGGCACACTATAACATTACCCGATGGACGGAAGAAGGTTGTCTTCCGCACACAGCAGAACGCGGCCACACAGAAAGCATTGTGGCTGGACATAGACTGCGGCAAGAACGACAGTCCGTATGCCAACTCGACACAGGCCATTCAAGCCGTTACCGCTTTCATCAAGCAGACGCATCTCCCTCTGCCGATGGTTGTCTCGTCCGGTATGGGACTCCATCTCTACTGGACATTCCATGAAGCGATTATCACCGACCAGTGGAACAAGCTGGCGTCGATGCTCAAGACGCTGTGTGTACATTTCGGTCTCGTCGTAGACCATAGCCGGACGATGGATGCCGCCAGTGTGCTGCGCATCCCCGGCACTACAAATTTCGGGAAGGATGGCGTTGCGCGTCCCGTGTCCGTGCTTGTGAAAGGCGGACCTTACCATATCATCGACCTCGCCGGGACAATCCTCACCTGCCTGCGCACGCATAATATCCAGCCCACACCGATGGTCTCTCAGAAGACCACACTGCCTCTGGCTCCTGTTGGTAATATACCGCCCGCTCCGGCGGGTCTGCACTTCGGCAATATGGAGGAGGCGTTCCAAGGGCCAAAGCGTCACCCGTTCCGCATCATCAAAGAGTGCCGCCAGATTCAACAGGCTGGCCTCGGAACGTACACGCAGTGGTACAACATGATGCTCGTCATGAAGCATTGTGCTTTTGGCGAACGCGCCGTCCACGACATATCGAAAATGGACAAGGTCCGGTACGAGTACAACAACGTACAGACCAAGTACCAGCAGGCCATCGACGGCGGATACGGGCCTTGCAGATGTGAGACCTTCGACGAGAAGGACCCCGGCATCTGTCAGACCTGCCCCTATTGGGGAAAAATAACGACGCCGCTCATGCTCGGTGAACCGTACACAGAGACGAAGCCTGTGTCTGTTCCTGTCGCAGAGGTGCCGACTGAGCATAAACCTCTGGTGGTGTGCAACACAGCCCCCACGATGGAGGTAATCCCTTTCTCGACAAAGGAGTTCTCTGTTGTGCCGGGACAAGGTGTCATCTGGCATAAGCGTCAGCTTGTGACAGGTGAGGAAGTAGACCCGGAGGAAGAGGGGAAGCACTACGTAACGAAGGACATCCTCATCAGCGAGACAGAGGTATACATCCACAGTATTTGTATCGACGCCACCGGGCCTGAGTTGCAGCGGAGCTATATCATCCGCAAGCAGCCTCAAGGCAAGGCCGCTGAGGATATTCCTTTCGACATATCCAGTTCCTTGGGGTCGCAGTCATTGCAGAAGTGGCTCGGCATACACGGGATGTTGCCGACCAAACCCAAGTACAACAAAGCGATGAGTGACTTTATGAGTACCTACCTTGCAGCCGTACAGAATAGGCTCCCTGAGATATTCATCAGGGAACACTTCGGGTGGGTGCAGAACCACGACAAGACCACGGGCGAGTCGTATGACGGCTTTATCGTGGGTACCAAGATGTACACGCAGCGCGGTACGTTGCCTGTCAAGCTAAACAGCCGGGCGAATGAGCTTGCGCGGTCCTTGGATTCGTGCGGACATCTGGAAGTGTGGAAGCACATACCGAAGATGTACAAGACATTGAATCAGCCCTACGGGGCTATGATGATGCTGTCCAGTTTCGCCGCGCCGTTCATGCGGTTTGGCCTCGGCACCGCCGTCAACGTAGCTTACAGCCTGTGGGATGCACACGGCGGCAAGGGCAAGTCCACTGCACTGGAGGCAGCCGCTAGTGTGTGGGGCAGCCCCAAGTCTCTCTTGCAAACCAAGAGCGACACTGCGGCGTCCCGCTTCCAGAAGTATGCGGTCTACAAGAACCTGCCCATCTTCGTCGATGAACTGACGACGATGAATCAGGGCGACATGGCCGACCTTGTGTATGACATCGTGAACGGACGGGAGAAGTCCCGTTCCACGGCGTCAGGTACAGGACTTGCCAAGTCTGGTACATGGTCCACCATAACCATGATGACTTCAAACCGTTCGGTATATGAGACGCTGCGCAGCTTCCGTATTCAGTCCGAAGCCACCTGTATGCGTGTCATCGAGATGCAGTGCGACTTTCAGGATTACACCGGGACGCCGACACAGGACTACGTGGCTGCCGTTATTGATGCCATCGGGAAGAACTACGGCCTCGCCGGGCCTGCGTTCCTTGAGTGGTGCTTCGCCCATCCTTACGTTTTTGAACAGGTAGGGGCCAAGGCACGGGAGTTCGCCAGAAAGTACGGGCGTCACTCGGATGAACGCTTCTGGCTCTATGGTATAGGCATCCCGCTGGCCGTGGGAGAACTCACCAACGCCGCCGGGCTGACCGACTATGACCTGCAATGGCTGGAGAACTGGTGCGTCACCGTCCTGTTGCCCCACCTGCGCAACTGTGTGAAGCAGTCCACGCCGACCGGGAGCAACCTCCTGTCCGACTTCTTAAACGAACACCTGAGCAACACCCTCAGCGTGATGGCGGCTGTACGTACTCCTGAGCAACAGGACTCAGGAAACGTCTCCGGCCTCGACACATACGTAAGGTCGTATCCGATGCACGCGCTGTACGTGCGACACGAGGCGGACACGAACACGTACTACGTGAGTTCCCGTCAGTTGCAGATATGGTGTACGCGGAACGGCATATCCCTCGACGTGATGCTGCAAGACTTGCGCCGTCTTGGGCAATGGAAGGCGAACGACAAGTTCCAGTTCACGCTTGGACGTAATGTAACTGTCTGTGACAGGAACAGGTCCATGTGTTACAAATTCACATTACCTCAAACAAAGGCGGAATAGTCATGAGCCGTATCATACCTTTGAGTGAAATAGCGCGTACCGAGTTCGTACCCATCAGTGCGCACATCACTTATGCCGGGAGTCTGTACGTCCCGAAAGTGTGCGGGCATGGTGTCGATGTGGTCATAGACGACTACGAGGACCATATGGTGCTTCATGTCTACGCGAATCCAGACAAGCCGTACAAGAAGTATCAGTATGTAGGCATCGCCATGTTTCGCTGGTACTTCTCGGTACACGATGTGAAGAACTTTCCCATATTCTACGAATGGCAGAAAGAACCGGGCTATTGGGTAATCAACATTGATAAAAAAATGGCAGACCTTTGATTGCTCTCAGGTCTGCCGGGTGGTGGGTAGCGTCCTGCAACAAGACACCGGGCGAACAATCGCACGGAGGCAGGGCGCTGTCAACTACGATTTCTTGCGTCTCGGCTTAGGAGCCGCCGTTTCCGCCACGGACGGCTCAACATTCAGGGTAGGCTGGAACGGGTCCGCAGCAACCTCCTCAGAGGTTTCCTGCATGACCACAGGCTCACTGTAGGCAGCATGGGCAGCCGTGGCGGTGGTGACAACCACCTTGTGCTGCTTCACAACGTTGGCCGTACCCGCGCAGTTCGTCGCGGAGATGCTGACAGTGAAGGTGCCCGTCCCGGTGGGCGTACCGGAGAGCCGGACGATGTGTTCTTCATACTCAGCCTTCATCCAAGACGGCATTCCATCAATGCTGAAATGAATGGGGAAACTGCCGTCAAACAGGATACGGCCTTCCCACGGCATATTCACGATGCCGGTCGGCAGGGACTCTCGCTCCAACGTGACGCCCACGCAGTCGCAATCCTCTCCCTCACAGCAGTTGTAATTGCAGATGAGCCATTTGATGACAGGCAGGCTCGTCTCAAAGAACACACAGGAGCCGCGAGGGAACTTGCGGGGCTGGCTGCCATCGACGCCGCGATGCACAATAATAGTGCCACACTGGTTCTCAGCACGCACCCACTCACTGTACAAGTTGTCTCGGATGGTGAGGAACATCTCGTCACCATCAGGAATCATCTCAAGCAGCCGTGCATTATCCCGCTGAGTGAGCGGAAAATACGTATCGTCGGCAAGCATGGCATCGGACAGGGTGAGGGAAATCGGTTTGAGAATCATACATATGCTCCTATGATAAGTCCTATTGCAAGACAAATAACGGCCCACACCAAATCATTGATGTTGTGGGTCGTCCACCGCCACACAAACAGCCCCTTGTACCATTTGTTCGCTGCCCACTCAGGCCAACGCGGGACTATGGATAGCTCGGCCTGACTCACTTCACGACCAAGCTGGAAGACAAACATCAAGATTACACCGGAGGCGATGTGTCCTTGTAGGTAGCCGATGAATCCTGCCGCAATGAACAACAGGATATGGCCGAATGGTATGTGCATATTAGTTTCTCCTGTAGTCGCCAAGCAATGAAGCATCCGACTCAAGGTCTTGTCGCAGCATGTCGATGACTTCCTGCGGGAATATGTAGGTAGGACCGGACACCCACTTCGGTTCAATCTCCGCTTCGCCACAGATGCGCATAAGCTGGTGTGTAACAGCACGGACGGCACCGGGGGTCTTCTGGAGCAAGTCGTCAAAGCAGTTGATGGATGACGCACGCCGATACTCTTTACCGTACCCGGACTCTTCAAGGAACTTCCTGTCAGTAGCGGACGGCATCTGTCCCTCAAGAGCTTTCACCTTGGCTTCGGCAGCCTCGGCACGGTCGTACTGTTCAGCCCATGCACGGGCGGCTATGCCCGGATTGGTGAAGTCAGGCAGGCCAGCGGGGATGGGCGGGCAGGCATGGACACTGTAGCTGCCTGTCTTGCGGATGGAGGGGAGAATGTCCTCATAGACCCAAGCACGGAATTTTTTCGCTTGGGGCAACCGCGACCCAAAAACGAGAGCATACACATCAGCTTCGGGAATGAAGTACATACCACGCGGGCCGATTTCCAAACCCGTCACTTCTACGGGTTTGAACAATTCCGCATAGTTACAATGATTACGGATAGCTTGGTCAGTGTCTGTGTACCCCAACGCCTGCGCTACATCCTTCGCCACGAACCACGGCTCCCCATCCCGGATGAGAACACGAACGGAGCCGAACTCAGGATTCTCGAACAGTTTGACATTTTCAGGCAACACAATTATTATCTCCCTTGGTTGAGGTTGTTTGGAAATGACAGACCCCTACCAACACGCTGTTGGCTGGTTTCGTCACCCTGAACAATAGCGTGAGACCCCCGAAGCTGTCAAGGCGTCGGGGGTCTTTTGTATTTCTAACAAGTCTCAGCGCTGCACGGCTCACTGGTGAGTGTAACAGCATCAAGCAAGATGGGCATATTGCAGAGGTCAAGGTCAAGCTTGGTGATAAGATGTCCGTTGTTGAACTCGACAAAACCCCAATAACGTCCGGGCGGCAACTTCCACAGGTTCCCATCAAAACGGAATACTGTGTCGCCGTTCTCGTTCGTGTCAAAGGCCGGATACACGAGAGAGGCAAACTCATGCGGGTAGATGCCATCACTCCAAGGTGTATCATAGCCCGGCCAGCAGCCAGTGAACACTTGCTCGGACTTGAGCCTGCGATTGCACTCCGGCGCACGGATGACAAGGCGAATGTCCTCATGGTTGATAAGCTGCCCGCCCTCACAGCCCGGTTGCACAAGTCTCACGGCAAGCTCAGGCTGGCCCTGACAAATGCGGATAATGGATGACTTCATTGCAGAACTCCTTTATATGGCGCTCCCCACCCCGGACCACACAGGATGAGGAGCGCCCCTGAGCCGCACGGCGAGGGTAGCGACAACGTGCGGCATTTCAGGCTAGTTCACGTACAGAGCCTCTTGGTCTTTATGCAGGCTCTGTGCGGCAGCCTCAGCAGCCTCCAACGTGCGGAACTTGCCAAGGTGCTGCCCGGTTGCCAGATAGTACCGCCAAGCTTGCTCCGGTGTCCACCGCTCCCCGTTGGGTCCGATGGTGGGGAAGTTGACCCACAGGCCGTCTTGGTCCTGTTCGGTCATGGTAAGCACTGTACTGATACTACCGTCAGGATTCTTCACAACGGGACGGTGCATGAGGTCGATGTTACCCGGCTCAACAGGAGCGTTGTGTACCTCGCGTCGCAGTGCGGCAGCCGCATCAACATCAGGAGCTTCAAAGCGACCGAAGTAATTCCGGTTGAAAAAGTTCAGACCGCGCACAGCCTGTTCCTGCATACCCTGTCTCTTGATGCTCCAGTCGATGTACACACGGCGAATGGTTTCCTCGTCCATGTCAGGACCAAACAGTCTGTCAAGCTGCTTGCGCGTCTCCGAGTTGAGGTCGGACATGCCTTTGTATGCCTTGGCAATGGCGAAGTAGTCATCCACCTCCTGCTGTGTGAATCCGACACTAAGCAGCACACGACGCTTCTCGTCCTCGGAACCACGTAACGCGCTGCCTATGCCAGCTTTCAGAACCATCTCGTCATAGTGGTCCTTGGCAGCGTAGAAGGAAGACTGCGACACGTTCATGCCCACGTCATAGATGGAGGTGGCACCAAGCGTCGTCCAGAACGGACCAAGCGCCTCACGGGTAGACTGGTAGTTCGGATTCTTGTACAGCGGGTCGGCCTCAATGATAGACATGACACCCTGCAATACACCGCCAAGGTATCCGTTAGCTAGTGCGCGGATTTCTTCCGGGGCCATATCGACACCTACTGCGTCATACAGTCCCTTGGCCGCGTTTACCCACGTCCTATCTGTCGTCAGGTTATAACGGTCAGACTTGCGTGTAGTGCTGTCATACGTATCATATACCAGCTTTGACCCGGAGTAACTGTATCCGGTAGCTACCTGTACGATAGGCTGGAACAGCATAGGACTGAACGACTGGACAAGGTACTGCATCGGATTCTTGCTGAACTCAAACGCGGGCATACTGTTGGGCACCAGTGTCTTGGCGAACGTGGTGAGCATGGTGAAGCCCAAGTCATTGGCACTCATCTTGCCACGCTCAACACGGTCGAATCCGTAGGCAGCCATAGCACCAAGCATAGCCGGGCCGAAGCCTGTAGGCCACTTGACGTAAGAGCCATCACCCATTCCTATCGGAAAGAAGTTGGACAACTGCCCAAGCGGAATAAGGTCAAGTCTACGTTCACCCTCCTCGCCTTCACCAAGAGACTCCTGCATGAGCGGGATGAGGGCGCGTGTAGCGGCATACCATGTAAACATGACAGCCCATCCCTTGATGGCTTTCATACGCAGCATCTTGGCGTTAGGATGGTTCCCGAACATGGCCGTGTGCAGTCCAAGCGCACCGAGCAAGTTACTAGCCGTCTGTCCTATCGAGTTCACGAACGGGAAGAACGGAGACAGATACGTACTGGTGAACCTGCCACGCTGGTTCATGTTCATAAGTTCTGTAACGCCATTCACCGTATCACGCATATTGATACCGTTCTCACGCATCTTGATGAATTGCGCAAAGGCAGGCAGAGAGTAGAAGAAGTCACTCCACTTGCCTACGACATTGTTCAACTCACGGATACGCTTGGCACCGAGCTTCTTCACGGACTCAGGCATGACGCCGTTCATATCCGTGATAGTCTTGTTACGGTAACTGCGCAGTAACTCATTGTAACTGGATGAGGAGTCCACACCGCTGGCTTTGAAGTCGTGCATCATGTTGTCGATGTACTCACTGCCGGATGTGCCTCTAGTCCAGAACCGGGCAAGCCGGATGAAGTTCACCGGATTGGCGGCGAACCCTATCATCTGTGCGGCAATCTTCGCACCGGACACGGACTGTCCTTGGTCATTGGTGTAGTTCTTCACGGGAAGGTACGAGATACGTTCAGTCAGGTCTCGTACACTGGTGAGGACAGGGAAGTAAGGCTTGAACCGTGTGTACAAGCTGGCGTATCCACTGGTGTACTTCGCCAGTCTGGAGTAAAACACATCCGGGTCGGAAGCGTAGAACGGGTTACGCACAGACTGGTGAACCTTTTCGTCATCGAAAAGCACACGGTAAGACCGGATGACATCGTTCCCGTTCTCATCCGTCTCAAGCACACGGATAACAACGTCAGTGCTGTCGTCCATATGTTTGGCCCACCGTTCCGCCTGCGGCGTCGTCTTGCCCTCACCGTACCGGATACCGTTCACCACATTCTCAGGCACGAGCGCCATGTGATTGTAGAACTTGGTAGCACCGATCTGACTGGTTACATTACCCTGCTTCTCAAACATGAGATACGCTTGATGCAACGTGTGTCCGAACTCAGACATACCGACACTACGCGACGCCCGCATCCCATACTGGACAAGCGCACGCCACGCATTCTGCGCAGGGTCATGTGAACCATAACGGTGAAAGTTCTGACGCGGTGCATAGTAGGAGATGTCGTTGATGCCTCCGGTGCCTGCAATCTTGTCAGTCGTCATGGCACAGTAATGGTTCCACTCGTCAAACCGGGCCATGTCAGCGGCGGACAACTGGCCGTTCTCCATGAGGTACCGAGTCACCCAACTGTAGCCACGAGCCAGATGTGCATTGCCTTCCTCGCAGACCTCCCGGCCATAACGGGAGACCACACGGTCAATCTCGGCCTGCGCTTCCGCGACAGAGCGGCCACCATACAGCTTGATGTTCGCCGTCTGGTCGCCCTGCTGCCGCTTGATAAAGCTTTCAAGAGCTTCCTTAGCGGCTTTCACGGCGTCTACCTTCTCTTGGCCCGGCTGCATGGTATAAGCTTCCTGTAAAGCTTGCTCAAGCTCTATGCGCTGTTTGGATGCGGTCTCAATGGTATGCAGCCCCGTCCGGTACATGCCGATGTCATTCATGAAGGTATCGACATCCACGTTGAAACGACCCGCCATCTGGTTGGCCCACCGTATCTGCGGCTCCATGACGTTCTGGACAAAGAGTCGGGTGGCCCCGGTAATGCGGTTACGCAAGTTGCTGAATGTCTGCCAGAGCGGAGTGGCGTCAGGATTGGCGTTTGCATTCGACAGGTATTCCATGCAGTACGTGCGGAAGTCAGCGCCGCCGTCAACCCAATTCCGTCTAAAGTACGTACACATCTTGGCCCAACGTCCGGCCTGCCACTGCGGAGCGTATGTCACATCGGTGAAACCGGAGCGAAAGTACGCAGCCATCTCACGGCCACGCTGTAGAGCGACCTGCTGTTCGCCAATATTAGACGTGATAATCTCAGCCATCTCTCCTATCTGCGCTTCCTGTTGCGCATCAGGCAGAGGAGTAAACTCATTGATATCGCTGGTTCCGTCAGGATTGGTCTCTTCTTGTGCGGTAGGCGTCACGTCGCTTACGGCCATAGACTCGTTCAACTCAGCGCCAAGCTGTTCCACCTCTGCCGCCGTCTCTTCCTGTGTAGGCACATGCGGCGGGCCCATAGCCATTTCGTCACCTTTCACAGTCATGGACGGGTCGTCAAGCATAATACCGTTCTGCGGACCACGGGCGGCAAGCTCGACTTCGGGCGTCAGGATGCCGGAGACAAGCTGTTCCGTCACATAGGTCGGCGTATTGCCGAGCGTAGCCAACGGAGATGTCATGTCCATCGGGTCCTGCATGGCCTCGTCAATGGCCTGTGCCATGACATTGTTCGGCTCCGCTTCTACTTGGTCAATGCTGTTCGCCGTGTAATCCACAGAGGTGTCGTTCGTGCTATTGACCTCGGCTTCAATCTGAGCGGTAGGCTCCATCGTAGACAGGTTCACAGCGCGACGCATGTAGTCAGCGGCGAAAGCGTAAGCGGCACGCATGTCCATGCCTGTGGAAATCATGGAGTTCATGATACCACTGAACCGGGCGTCGAGCGCGACACGAGTGCTGAGGCTGACATCCAGCCCAAGCTCTGTAAGCATATCATCAATGGCACGGTGATAGCCACGCAACTGATTGTCAAAGACTTTGCGAATGTCCTCCGGTAAGACCTTATTATAAATCTCATTGCGTAGCTTGTACACAGGAGCTCTGTTGTACAAGTCGTCCAGTCCGGCGTGGGTCATGTAGTAATTGATGACCTTCATGGCCTGTTCATACACCGCCAGAGCCATAATCTTGAGCCGTTCAAACGCCGCTCTCAGTCCCGTATTAGAAGGCACAACTCCATCCATGAGATACCGCTCGAACGCGGTAGTGATTTTCTCATGTGCCATGTCGGTCCACAGAGTAGGATTGCTCCTGTTCTCCATAGGGACATCAGCATACTTGGCAAGCGTATGCAGGTCAGTACGCAGTTGAGACGCCGCGACACTGGACGAAATCTCTTCATTGGACATGAGAGCCAGCATACGCCCGGCCTCGTTCACGAAGTAATGCTCGAACTCGTGCAAGAGCGTCGTCTCAGGCGCGTCAAGGCGCACGCCGATAAACCTGTCGCTGGCATAACGCCAGTCAAAAGGACTCTTATTAAAACGGAATACACCACGCCGGGACTTCTTCCCTGTGGCCGTGCCAAGACGAATTTGTTGCAGCATAGCATGGACTGTTTGTCCTGTAGCCTGCGACAGTGTGTTCAGCATCCGGCTTACAATGATGGCGGCGCGTCGCGCTTCCTGCGGGTCTCGCTTTAGCTCTCTGGTAAGACGCTTCTCCAAGGACTGAATGGTACTGAGCATCTGCTGTGCGTCAATCTCGGAGCGCGTCTCGGCAAGGAAGTCATTAATAGCGGCTGCGGTAGCACGGTCTTGATTCGCGTACTTGGTCGCATCCTCCGCACTGTAACCGCTCTCTCGATAATACTGTTCACGCTGTGCCTGATACTCGTCGAGTATCTGATTGGACTCTACCGTAGACCGGGATTCCTCAAGCCTGCCAGTGACTGCCGAGAATCGACCATCGCCTGAGCGTTGCTCTGTCGAGCCAGTACCGCCTCGTTCCCCAATATTTGCTTCCGTGCCGCTGGCGTCAGTCCCTGCACTACCTTGTCCGCTGTCGGTTCCGTTGGCGGGCGACCCCCCCATTTGTTGATTAGTTCGTACATCCGCAGGAGCCGTTCCGGGGTCCTGACGTGCGGCCCCGCCAGCCCCTGCGCTTTCAGTTGCTCCACCAGCGCCATCAGAAGTTTGAGGGACTGCGGAGACAGGGACCGGATTAGCTGTTTGCTGAGTGGCTGCTGCTTCGCCACCTGTCTCAGTGCGGCTTCCAGTACCTTCTGTTCCATCTGTTTCGACTGGTCCTGCTGACTCATTGTTTCTCCTCATCCATTCATTGAACTCGGCACGCACGTCAACGCCGGGAAACACATTATTCTTGATGATGCCATCAAGCGCATCATTGATACTGTCACGCCAGTGCGGTGCATTGATAAGAGCCGCCGACAGCTTGGACAGGATACTGGCCCGTTGCTCGTCGGTAGGGACAACACCCTGTTGTAGACTGTTGAGTTCCTGCGTGGCGTCGCGCACCATCATACTGGCGATAAGCTCAGGCTGTGACGCGGGAGCCGTAGTCGTTTCCTGTACGGGACCTATGTTGGTGTTCCCGGTAAGCTCGGCGGCGCGTGTCCTGTTCAACCACTCCGTGTATGCCCGGCCAACATTCAGGTTGCTGTTGGGGTTCCTGTTGACCGCATTCTGCACAGCACCAAATATATTGTCCACAGCTTCCGGGCCGACGCCGCGTTGCTGCGCTTGCCGTACATTGCGGAACAGAGGGATGAGGTCTGTGTCAGTGACAGGACTAGACTGCGCCTGCGTTACAAGACGGTCGGCCTCGTTGGAGATGTTCTCAACAATACCTGTAAGCTCACGGGCTGCCGCCTCAGTCTGCGGATTATACTTGGCGTTGACATCCGTGCCAGCGGCGACAGGAGCCTGAGAAGCCGGAGGGACGTTGAAGCCGCCCACCGTACCGGATTGCTCAGGGGTGGGCGTTCCCGTCTCTGTAGAACCTCCTGAGAGGTTTGTATCAGTGTCGGCACGGATACCGCCAAGCCCGCCGACCACACCACCTACGGCGGCACCTGTGGCCCCGGCCTCAAGCGCCCCCTCCATGATGGGCCGCGTGTCGCCAGTCGCCACATTGTAGCCGTAGTTCTGCGTCATCTGTTCAGCGGTCTCCGACACGAACTCTTCCGCCGCGCCTAACGCCATGCCTGTGCCGATACGCCGGATGATGCCGCCTTTGACGAGAGGGGCGAGGATACTGGAACGAGCGGCAAGCGCCTCGGGGCCGAGTGCGCCGGACGCAGCACCGATGCCAGCGGCGATGGGAACAATGGCCTTCACCGCCTCGTTCACCATGATGGAGCGGATTTGCCCCTCGTCATGGCCCTGCGCTGCAAGCTCTTTATACCGGGGCTGCTGTGCAAGCTTGTCCAGAGGCGCGTCAAAAATCTCCTGAGCCACCTGTGTGGCTACGCCGGATGCGGACTGCCACGCACCCATAGCGGACACGCTAGCCATACCACCAGCGACACTGCCCACAGCCGCACCGGGAGGGCCAGCCACAGCACCGCCAGCGGCACCACCAGCCGCTCTGCCAGCGAGACCAGCGCCGATACTCGTCACAAGGTTCGGCCACTGTTCAGCGACAAGGTTGACAAGAGGACGCAGGCTACGGTCTTCCCATATGCGGTGCCAGAACACCCACTCGTCCGGGTTGGCAGCCCTGCGTTCCTGTTCACGCAGGTAGTCATTCATACGCTGCGGATTGGACTTCCTTGCCTCAGCCTCACTCTGTGCTGTCTCGGCCAAGGACTCGCCAAGCCGTGCAATAGCCGCCTGTGCCTCCGGGCCAGTATCGCCTTGGAGCGTATCAACAATGACAGGAGTGGCCGCAATCTGGTCCATGAAGTTGGCACCGCCACGCTTCACACTCTCCAGTATATTGTCGAATGTGGTAGTCCAAGACTCAGCCTCTCTGCGCTGCTTGTGCATCTCCTCAGTGAGAGGCTGCAACACACTGTTCAACAACAGGTTGGCGGATGTGGTGTCCTGCCCGAAACGCTGCTTGGCGTACTCAGGCCATACATTGTTGCGGTAGTTGTCCAGTATCTCCTGCTTACGCTGCCATGAGGAATTGCGCCAGTAGTCCTGACTACGCAGTTCCTCAATTACGGACAACGCTTCACGGGTAATAGCATCCTGTGCGGCAAGTGCCGCCATCTTCTCCCGTTCTTTCTTGGAAGGCTCCTGTTCCTTGGGGAGAGGAAGCGGCTTATACCCCTCAGTAGGGTCGCCATACATGGACATGGTACCCTTGAGAATACTGTCAACAGTCGGTACGCCGTAATCTTTTAGTGCCATAGTGCTACCCTATCGCCGGGACAGGCGTTGCGTCAATCAGTGCCAGAAGCTCGTCACGGTATGGCATGTCGAGTGCGGCCACATTCAGGAAATCCGCAGGTGTCCCTTGCGCTTTCTGTAACTGTTGTTCAAGGTATGCCACTCCCGTCAACGGCGGTACCACACTGTCAACAGTAGGCACCTGTGCGCGGGGGTCGGCCAGAAGCTCTGCCATAGCAGCGTCAAACGTGGTCCCGGTTGGCTGTACGACATTGCCCTGTGCATCCATAGGAAGTACCTGAAACGCCGGATTAGCGGCTGCCTGCATCTGCGGCGGCTCAAGGAAAAACTCCGGCTTATCCAACGGCCCGTTGGGGTCGCTTGCAGTCGCAGGTGCCCCGGTAGGAACCATCTGTACACCCGTGCTGTTCCTGTCCACGGCGGGCTGCCGCACAAGTGTAGGCTCGTCGATGTGATAGGACGGGTACTGGTGTATGGGCGTCCCCGGTTGAGGGGCGAGGAGTGCCTGCGTGAGTGCGGCTCCCGTCTCAGGAGTGAGCGGGCCGGGAGCTATCGCCATGCGCCGCCGGGCATACCGCTGGTTCAATGCGGAGCGCACGTCACCAACAGGCTCCGGCATCTGCGGCATACTGAGGTTCATCCCATAGGAGGGCACGGCGGTAGAAAAAGAACCCGGAGCAAGGACTGGCCGATTAGTGCCAGAGCCTCCCTGCGGCTGTGCAGTGCCGCCAGTACCTCCGGGTCGGGAAGGCACAGCCGGGTACTCGACAGGGGCACCGTTAGAGTATTTCGACAACGCTGTATTGTACGCACTGTACACGAAGTCAGGCGACCTCGTGCCATGCAGCCTGCGACCCGCCTCAGAGGTGTGAAGTGAGGCCCACCGCGTACCGAGCTTAGGCAGTGCCGCATTCAAGTCGCCACGCAGAATATCGTCAAGCGCACCAGCGTCCATCATAAGCGCCACGGCCATCTCATCCTGCGTCTGCGGAGAGAAGTCGGAGAAGCCATAGCGTTTCTGCAAGTCACGCACAGTCCCTTCAAGGAACTGATAACGACCTGCGGCACTGGAGGTACGGCGCTGACCCTGCTTGTCTATGTACTCGCCACGCACACCCGGATGCGCAGCATAAGAGTCAAACGTCGCGTTCTTACCGAAAGCGACGTTATATCCACGTTGTGCATTGTTGGCGTCCTGTCCTATTTCGGCGGCAGCCAGCATGTCGAGGGCCGCACGCACATAAGGACTCTTCAACGCCTCCTGAATGCGTTGCCTTCTGGAAGGTAGTGCGGCCATCACTCAGCTCCTTGCACTGCGGGAAGATTGAGCGGTATCAGACCTGTGGACGCGCCCGTGTGCTTACCGACAGGAGAGACCCAATACCGCCCATCCGGGTCGCGGATGACAATATTGTTCCCGCCACCTACGACGTAGCTGCCCGGCTGCATACCCTGCAAAAGCTCTACAGAGGTTCCTGCACCCGTCAATTCGTCAAGCGGGAATGGAACTACATCTTGCATCGGATTCTGCGTCAAGGACCGGTTCTGTCCATAAGAATAACGAGGAAGCTGCAAGAGATTGTTCAGGATTTCCTCGTTGGTGTACGCCTCGGAGCTAGGAACAAGGTTGTACTGGTACCAGTTTAAGATGTCCCACGTAGGGTTAAGCCAGTCGAATTTGTAATTACGCCGCGTGCCAGGAACGATTCCTTGCTGCGCCAGTTCCGCAAGCCTCGCTTCGCGTGCGGCGGCAGCCTGCTGTACCTCATTATCCCGCTGCGCTTGCGCCTGCGTCTCCGGCGTAACAATACCCGTAGCCACGGCACGCTGTGCAGACGTCATGGTAGGTACTGTCACAGACACGGGTTTCTGGTTCTGCGGAGTGGCAGTCTGCGGTGCAGACGTAGGTGCACCTTGTTGTGTAGTGGGCGCACTCTGCTGCGGCGTAGACGTACCTTGCTGTTGTGTACCAGCAGGAGCGCCCACGTTAGGAATGGTAGGCATACCAGTGCCGGTACCACCAGTGGGTGCCTGCGTACCGTTAGGAATAGGATTCCCATACTGGTCTTTAGGCACACCGATATTCTGCCGCTGGAAATCGTAGGCTTCACGCGAATACTGGTTGCCTGCCATAGCCGCAAAAAGACGTGCAAGTTCCGCCTGACTGTAAGCATTGGCCCATGTCGGAGCCGTATTCTGGCGCTCTTGTGACAAAGCACCTTGCTGTGCAAGGACACCGGGCATTACCGTACCAGTCAGTTGGTCATCCCACGCTTTCTTTCTGGTGTCGAATACGTTCGCCGCAACACGGCTGTCGAGTGTACGCTCATTGAAGAGATTCGCCAATGCAGCGGCGTCAGTCTCCTCATACGCTTTATTTACACGAGGAGAAAACGTAGCCATATTGTACGCATTCTCAAGTTGACCTCCCTGCACGCTATTGTACTGATTGAGGTCGTCCCAATTAGCTTTACGCGCAGTCTCAACGCCTTCCATGTACGGAGTGAAAAGGTCAGGTATAATAAGCATAGTGGGACCTCCCCATAAATTGCTGAGAAAGTTTACAAGCCCGGCCTACCTGTGTCAACTGGCGACAGGACCGGACGCGATTACCGCACCGACATTGCTGGCCTGCCCTGTAAGCGGTGCGGCGCTTGAAAAGTTGGCCGGGTACTGTGACTCTCTGGCCGTACTGATATATCCGAGAAGCTTGGCCGCGCCCTGTGCCCCTTGATCAAGAAGACCGCCAAGCTGTGCAAGCGCATTATTGGCAGCGTCGGCGTAGCTGGCCGACATCTGCTGAATACCGCGTCCAAGGTTGAGCATCTGCGACCTGCGGTTCCACCGCTTGTCGCTCATGTATATCGCCCAAAACTCTTCGTCTCTATAGTTATAGTTCGTGCCGTCATCACGGGACACAGCTTCCGCATAGTCCATATCGTTGAGCAATGTATCGTCTACACACAGAGAATATTTTTTGGCGAGGTCCGCCATTTGCTCATCCGCAGACCGGAACGCCTCCGAGGTGTACTCTCTGGCCCGCTCACGTGCACTAACATAGTCCAGCTTATACTCAGGTGCATTGCCAGCCTCACTCAGCATGGCACGCTCAAACGGAGCGTAGGCATCTTTGAAACGGTTCCATCGGTCAGACGCGAGATTGGCGTAGTCCTTGGCAATCTGATAACGCTTCTCCATAATGGAGATTTGTGCCAACGTATTGATGGTGGCAATGGCTATCAGTGCCGCTTTCCATAGCGTCTTCTCCCACGACTCGCCAGCGTCCCCGTACTGAGGTGCCGCCCACTCGCACATCTTGGAGCTTATTATACTAAGATGCTCTTGCTGCATCTTAGTCTGATTGTCCAATGCTTGATGGCCGTTGATAGTAACATTACCATTCGGTATGCAATGACATCCCATGACTAGCCTCCAAGTTGTGCAGGCGTTGCAGCACGCCCTGTACCGTCATCACCAAACACAACACCGGAACGGACGGTCGGCTGTGGCATAGGCTGTTGCGGTGCAGGTGTAGCCGGAGCCGCAGTGGGTTCCTGCGGAGCCTGCGCTGTAGCCTGTCCACGCATCAGTGTGGGGTACTGTGTCTCATTCTTGTTCCACGAGTAACCAAGATACCGGACTGCACCAGCCGCACCGAGACCCGCCTGCTTGCCAAGGTCGCCAAAGATGCCAAAGGCAAGCTTGGCGAACTGGATGTTATTGGCTACAAGGTCGCGCCCTCGGTTCGTCACTTCCACCCGGCGCTGCCAGCGCACATCGTCACGAGCCTCTATATAGGCTCTCTCGTTGCGATAGCCCATATTGGATAGTGCGGCTAGAGTCGTGGCCTCAGAGTTCAACACGTCCTTCAAGAGAGCTTCGCGCAGCCCCGTGCAATATTCACTCGTGCATTGGATGGACTTCTCAGCCAGCCCCTTGAACTGGAGCCTGCCGTATGTCCGGGTCCGGCCCACGGTGATGTCATACAGCGGCGGTTCTTTCTCCAAGGCCCACGCTTCTTCGAGTTCCTTGTCTTCCCACGGCTTGTATGTCGAGTTGTAATAATTGCGCCACCATTTGGCGATGTCAAGATACTGCTTGGCAATGTCGTACTGCTTGTCAGCAATCTCAATAGCGGCGAGTGTATTAATGGTAGCAACAGCAATAGCTGCCGCATTCATGATAGTACCGACAAGGTTCTTGCCGCTGTTGGTCTGACCATGATTACACGCACCAGCAGGCATACACTACTCCTTTACAAACCGCTCCACTGTGAAGCTGTTCTTCTTCGGCCACGGCACTGTGGCATTGCCCTGAGCGCCATAGTTTATCCACACTTCATCAATGTCCATAAAGCCGACGATGTTCATGAGATACTTGAACAGTCCGTCCTCAATCTCTTTCGTCGGTCCATAATACACTTCTGCCTGTACCGCTGTAGCTTTGAACATGAGTGGCGTGAACCGGACGCCGACGAAGAAGCCCACAGGTTTATTGTCTTCATAGGCGACAATCATGAGAAGGCTGCCCATAAGCCACATCTGGACGAACGTAAGGACGTTGAAGTCCAATGGACGATTAAACACCTGCTTACCCCGCTCCTGCCAGTATTTCTCAAAGAGAGGAGCGATGACGTTCTGCATGGTGTCAACAGCAATCTCCGGCGTCTTCGGAGTCTCAAGATACTTGTACACGATATTGGACATAGTGTGGTCCTCCTACTGTCCTCGGTTTACTGTGAGTTCCATCATACCAAGGTCGATGAAATCCACATTGCCAGTTCCGTAAAAACCTACCCTGTAATTCAAATGCCGCCCAAGTCTGCCAAGACGGAACGGCTTTTCATCATACACGAACCGTTCATAGGCGAGGTCGGAGTATGGTGTAAGCAACTTGAACAGTGTGCCTTGCGTCCGTATCTTGGCTGTTGTAGGAGCCGACTCGCCACCAAAGGACAACTCCCGGCTCTCCCATATGTAAGGACGCAGTGTGCTGCCAGCATTCCACTGGTACACCAGACTGTCCGCATCCATCATAAGCAGTTCGCCAGTGGTCGTCGTTATCATATCCACAGGCTTGTCGCTTATCGTCACCAGAGCGCCAAGCTGAAAGTCCTTATACGTGTCGCCGTCAATCTCCAACATGAACGACACCATATCAGTAACACAAATAAGATAGCCACGCCAGTACGCCAACCGCACGGTATCCGGGCGAAGTTTCGCCCAATCATCTGTGCTGAACCATTGTGCCGTGATAATCTGGAACTGAGCGTTCGCAGTTACAAGCACCAGCCCGTCCTTGGAACTGTAGACCATGCCGAATGGGGTCGCTATGGCCGAGTTCACATAACCGCAACCAATGTCAGGCAGCGGAATATCCACGTCATTTGCCGGGCGGCACTTACGCGGCTCACAGTTCGGAGCGCCTTCAATAACGTAAGGATAGCCATCAGTGGATACAATCACATAAGAGTCCACGACAACCATATTCACGATATTGTACGGCAGCGTCATGTCATACTCAGCGGGCCAGTTGTGAGGCTGGTACGGCGAGGAGAAATGCACCTCGTTATTCGTCACACCAGTGAGTACACCAGTCCCTCGAATATAGCGTATCTGTCTGAGCGCCTGCGGAGGAACACGCACCTCTCGCGTATTGCATACAGGACCAAGCAGTTTCTCAAGCAGCGTATCCGTATAAGTGGACTGCCCGACAGGAATCTCTGCGACCTTGAGAAAGTCTGTGATGAATTCCTGTTCCTTCGTCCTGTCATCCCTGAACGCAGTAGCCGTCCGGTACAGCCACACCTCAGTTATGGCATACCCATCAGGAGGTGGTAAGATGCCAGAGATGTAGACAGGCTCCCCGTCCTTCACAGTAAGCTGCACGCTGACAGGACTAGGAGCGGACTCCTCACCGAAAATATTCACATACGTGTACACATACGACCGGGCGGAACAGTCCCGTCCATCCGTCTGTGTGGCAGCCACGGTCGGCGGCGCGGTCGGCGCAGGGACGCCAAGGTAGTAATAGGTCGGAGTGCAGTCCTTGAGCGTCATAGTCTCCGGCCTGTCCACCCGGCCCGTAAGGAAAAGCCGCCCGTAGTCCGTCACATACTCAGCGACAGTGACACACTCTTTCCACGATAGAGCGCAGCACCCCTTGTAATAGAATGATTTGGCGTCCTGCGTCACCATAGCGATAGGAAGCCGCTCACGCCACGCCTCAATCTTTCCGTTACGCAACTTCACATCATGAGCGACAGTGGCCTGTTCTTCCCGCAGAAGATGCCACGGTACACGCGGAACAATACCGCCAAAGTTCGATATAGTAGGCATGGCGTCTCCTATGAACAGCAGCACATCTCAAGCACACTCGGATTGACAAAGTTCGTTTCGTCAATCTTGGAAATCTCAATGGTATATGTGCCGGGGTCCATGTATCCGGGTGTCTTAGCACGGAACTCAATGAGTGCCTGTGTAGCTGTGGTACCAGTGCCACCACCGGGGTCAGTCGTCGGGGCTTCATATTTCACAAACTTACCCATCACATCCATCAACCGTATTTCCCCGATGGTAGCCTGCAATACAGCACCAGCTCTGTCCGTATACACATTGTTCGGATAAGTGTTCGTAGGCGTAAGTGTAGTAATAGGCTCATACCCATACCATGTGACATAGATAGAACCGCGTCGGTCTGTGGTTATCGTATCACTGACTGTATCCCCAATAGCTGCCGTATGATGCCGTCCTATGTTAGCCGTATCACGAATGATAGGTACAACACCAATAATAGACCCAAGTTCATTTACTGCAATTTGGTTATGAAATGGGTCAAACTGCTGTTCATCCAACTGAATACTCTGACGGATAGTAATCACCCGACCAGCTAGGTCAAAGCCGAGTAGGTATCCACCACACAAATACTGACCAGCATCAATACCAGACTCGGCCAAACTGATAGTGGCAATACCATCTTGGTTGATTACCTTGATGCCGGGACCTTCGATAACGGCTGTCACATTACGCGCACCGGGGTCTTTGTACGCAACAACACGCCCGTACTCGTCAATGGTGAAACCCCCATAGTCACCAGCAGCAAGGCTCACACGCCCAAGTCCAATGACATAAGGATTTGTCACGGTGCCATCACCATTCACCGTGATAGCACTCGTATCCTCAGACTGGACATACGTATGCTGTGCGTCCGCAGGCTTGGAAGAAATGACCAACGGACTACCCGTGGTACCACAGCCAGAGACGGAAACGCCTTCTCCGGCGGTGACGGTGAGAAAAGCTCCTAGACGGCCTGACGCATCCAAACTGAGCAAGTTGCATATGCCGGGGGCCAGATTGATGGAACCGCCCTCAGAACCTCCACAGGGGCTTGCAGCGGGTGCGCAGGGTCCGGGGGTGTACTCAAACACCGGGTTGGGCCGGGCACCCACGATGCAGCCGTTCTCGACAATGATGACCCCATATTCACCGTCAGAAATGTTCGGTGTACCCTCCACACTCATGCACTCGCCGTTGAATACGAGACGACGCCCGAACGGGAGGCAAACAGAGAAAGGCTGACAGATGGGAGAGGACGACTCACCAACGCTTACAGGTTCGCACTGCGTCTTACGAAGCATCTTCCTGCACATATCGTTCATTGTTCAACTCCTACAGGATGCGGGGGCGCTTTGTGCGGAACATGCCGCGCTGCCCTCCGGTCAAAGCTTCCAGAGCCGCCGAACGGATGCCCTGTAAAAAACGTACCTCATACTCCTGTGCCCGGTTTACGCTAGACCACGGCTTGTCCGTCATACTGTACAGATAGAACTTGGTTCCATTCAACACAGTATCGTAGAAATTCGTCAACAGGATACGGTCAACCTCACAGGTCTCGTAGGTAGGAGCTACCGACATACTCACACGGAACACATCATGGTGTCGAGTGTTCGAGAAATAGATAGTATTCGGTGCCTCGAACCATGACATCGTTCCACACGGCAAATGACACGGCTCCGAGGTAATACGAGTCACATCGCTACACCCGCAGCCACCGTGTTTACATACGCTCATAACTGCCACAATATCCATGCAGTCCTGCGGCTCAAGCAAATAGTTATCCACACAGGGCTGCGTGTGAATCGTGGCTGTGCGACGAAGACAGTTACTCTGACGAGCAATGCGATTTATGGCTCTCAGAACGAAGTGTGGCATCCCTTCTTCCGGCATCTCAGTGAACTCGAACGTAAGCTCAGGAAGGAACTCACGCACGGACACTTTAGGATAAGCATCAAACACGACGCTGGCTTGTAGGTCTGTCATCATCCTTCTCCGCGATTATATCTTTGCTGTTCACTTGAGCGTTGAGCAATTCCCAAAACGTCTGTTTGTGCGCATTCGCCACCTGTATGATGGTCGTGTTGTTTTCACCATCAACCATCTTCGCCCGGAACAACACCCACTGGACAACAGCCGCCTGCAACTCGCCGGGAATATCGTAATCATCACCAAACGTCTCAGGCAGTATGGCACACTCTACAGCGATATAAACATCAAGTCCGGCAGGGACCTGCGGATACACCCACAGCTTGTCTGTCACATTGTCTATGGAATATTCCTGTAGCTCGAAATTCTTGGGACTGACAGGACAGGTGCGCCCGGTCCAACGCAGCTTGTCATCATTCTTCTTGGGACGCAATGTCTTGAATACACGCCCATCTTTGGTGGACTGCCCGATAACGCGACGCACATGAGTGCAGTCGCAAGTATCCTGTACTACCGTACACGGCTTGAGCTTGATGACTCTGGTGTCCGTAAACAAATCAGGGCGCTCTATGAAGGCGGTTTGAATCGCCTCTTCAAGATACGCCCTTATTTGCTGTTTTGACCACGTTGTAAATTCGTGGCCCGGAGCCGCATCATTCAAGTCCACTGCCAACTGGTCAAGCAGAGAACCGAATTTCATATATACTCCTACAGATGATTCTGTCGTGCAAAGAACTGCTGGACGGCATCACCCACTGTTACATTCTGCCCACCAACGGCGGACAAGGGCATAGCCGCTTTGGTAGCCACAGGGTCTGTATAGGTTTGCGCAAACGCGGGCGGCACACCAAGGACTTGGGTAGCCATATGCACGGGCGGCACTTCTCCCGGTACGGATCCGACCTCGAACTGTTCAGGGAAGAAGTACAGGCCCGCCGGGGCCGGGATGGGGGGCTGGCCCTGCGGCTGCGCCACCTCCTTCCATGCTTCTTCCTTCGCCTGTTGCTGTTCGCGCTTGTAATCCGCATAAATGTCTGGCTGCTTCATATCAGCCCCTACTCCGGCAGGCGCTCTGCCTTGCCAAGCTGCGGGGTCCGTATTGCCGTGTTCATCACAGTTCTCACAGAGGTCAGGACGTTCTGCGAAAAACTGCGACCATTCGTGTACCTCTCCTGTAGCTTTGACTCGGATACAGGGAGATATGGGCAACGGAGGCTGCTGCCAGTTAGCAGCCCCCATCGCCCGAAGGTCAGCAATACGTTCATCATATTCCTGATACGTAAAGTTACCCATCTGTCGGTCCTGTTGCATTTGACTAACCACCGTGTTGTTCATTGTACGCTCTGGCGTTGTTAGCGGTTACGCGGAGCGCGAGTGCCCCGCACCTTGCGTTCGCCGTTGCCACCGATGGTGGACTCGTAGCTCATGTCAGAGGTGGCATGGAGCCGGAGCTTGGCAGGGCGGGTGGTGGTATCGCGGGCGATGTCGCCCACCACAGCCTTGGGCCATCCGGTAAGCGTGCGATTATCGTTTGCCATGATAGACCTCCTAGTAGTGGGCCGGGGTGTCAAAGCCCTGCACCTTGGCGACCAGATACCAGCCGTTCATCGCCATGTCGAGCGTCACCTTGTTGTCGGTGGGCAGCGACACGACCTTGAGGCCGAGGGCAATGGAACGCCCCTGCACGGGAGCGCCGCCATTGGTGGCCGCAGGCAGAGTGGGATTGGAATACAGAGGCACAGAGTAGCCGCCGACTGCTTTCACGAGAGAAACGAAGGCGTTGTACGGCTTGTCAACGGGAATGGGAGAAGCCACGGCCTGTGCCGCCACAGCGTCTTCCACGTCGCTGATTTCCGTGTACACGGGTTCACCAGCGGCGTTGAAGGTGATGGCCTCGGCGGTAAGGGCGACAGTGGCCCCGACGATGCGGGCATCGGTCTCGACAATCTTGAAGTTCAGCGCGGTGACGAAGTGGTCTTCGGGCACCACGATGAGCCGGATGATGTCATCCACCTGCAAGTGCGCATTGCGGATGGCCTTGCGCTGCCACTCCATGCCCACCAGATTGGGGCGGAAAGGCATACCGAGGGTGAAGTAGTTGCGACCGGAGCCGTAAGCGCCGTCAACATGGGCGTCATACGGCGGCGTGCGGTCCATATTGGGCGCGCTGAACGGCGGCATAAATTCGGCACGGTCGTCTTCGCACCACATATAGCGAATCCGGGGAGTACCGCCTTTGAAGAGGGAAGCATTCATGTGTATGTCCTCCGTTAGTTGGTCTTGAAGGTCCAGTACGCCACGGCAATCGCTTCGGGGTACAGCATCTTGCCGCCCCACACCGCCAGCATCTGGTATTCGACGCCGAAGGTACGGGTAGACTGGACGATGCGGCCTTCGATGATGTCCGACGCATACGCGAAAGCAGAACGGTGTCCGGCCACGATGTAGAAGCACACGCGACCATCAGGTTCCACAACATAGGGAGAGTGAGTGGTCTCGATGACATTGAAGCCGCCGAGCGGAACGCCCCACATCCCGTCGATGCCGAAGCTGCACGGCTTGCAGGTGCCAGTCCACGCGGCGTTGGCGAAGTTGGACATGGACAGCACCGGGCGGAAAGCAACAGGCATAATGACAAACATCTCGCCGTCCTTCCACCGAAGCTGTTCCATAAGCACCTGTTGAAGCTGCGCCATACGCAGGGGGATGTTGTCCTTGTCCACCACGATGGGGTTGCCGCGAGAGCCAAGGTCGATGGTGCCGAACTTGCCAGCCGAAGCGCCCTTGTTCTGCGGGCTGGCTTCGAGAATCATGGCAGTCAGAACCCATTCGCGCTGCATGGCGACATAGGATTCGTATACCGCGTCGAGGAACTTTTCTTCCCACGGTGCCCAACGGTCGCAGGCGAAGTGGATGTCGGTCTGGTCGATTTTGATGTCATTGTACGCGGCGTTGCAGATGGACAGACAGATGGCATCCGCCGTAATCTGGTTCGGAACCATCTCTTGGTTCTTCTGGTAGCTGCGCCACGGGCCGACTTCGGGCGCTTTCAGAATCTGAACCTGCTGATTGCACTGCGTGATACGCTCGTCAATTTCGCTGTTCGTGATTTCAGGGAGGAAATCCCGTTCATACACACGAGCGATGATTTCATTGTAGTAGCCGGGACGCGCAAGCGGGGTGGCTTCAAGCCCCCCGTAACCCGATGCAGACTGCAAAATCATGTTTACACCTCTACGATGGTTTGAAGGAAGCTACCGTTGCGCTTCCCGATGTTTCTTCATGACCTCTCGGAAGTCTTCACGAGACATTTGCCCGGTCTGGACCATGAACTTGTACTCAGCAATCTGTTCCGCCGTAAGGCGACCCGGAGTGCCATCGGTGGGAGCCGCAGGAACCGTAGCCGCTGCCGAAGGACTGACAGATGCAACTCCAGCCAAGTCAGGCTGTGCCTGCTGCTTCACCGCATTGAGTACGTCAATGATGTAATCCGCATTACCCTGCTGATACTCTGCGGCAACCAACTGCCCTACAAGGATTCCCGACTTACCGCCCACAGGGGTCATCATCGCCTGCTGATACGCAGGAGTCTGCTGCAACTGCGCCAAGTCAGGATGCGCCTTGAGAATCTTGTCTCGCGTTTTATTGAGACGGTCAAGTCGTTCACGTTCTTCGAGTTGCTTGAACCGATTGTGCAGTTCCTTCTGCTGTGACAGGAGTTGGTTCTGGAGAGCTTCGGTGGCTTTGGATGACTGCTGACGCACAGTTTTCAGTACAGGAGCGAGGAGCTTCTTTGCATCAGCAGGGTCGATGCTCTGAAATTCGGAACTGTACGTAGCCAGAAGCTCATCCAGTTCGCGTTCCTCTTTCAACTGCAACAGGTCGTCAGGAATCTTCTTCGCTTCCGCAAGCTCATTGCGCGTCTGTTCCAACTGTCGCAGCAGTTCCTCATTTTCCTTGCGGAACTTTGCCTCAATCTCCTCCGGGGTAGGACCCGCAGACTTTTCAGGCGTGACAGGGGTGGTAGACGGCGTGAGTGTACCCGCACCAAGAATGTCAGCATACTGCGGAGGCACCGGAACGTTCTGCACAGGTGCGTATTGCACAGGCTGTGTAGGCGTTACCGGGGCGGCAGGCTGCGGAGGTACAGGAACAGGTTGCACAGGCGGCGTGTATTGCACCGGAGTGGGGTCCACAACGGGGGCAGCCGGAGTGGACGGAGCCGGGGCAGGTTCACCCGCACGCAGGTGTGCCGTCTCCTGACGGAACTGCGCAGCAGCCGCCGCAGCCGGATGCGGGTGCCGCATCTTGGGACGGACGGTGGGCTGATTATTGTCTTGCACAGGAACTTGAGACATAGTTGCTACCCTCTCATACGTTATTTGCCATTGGTCCGCAGGTCTACAAGCCTCTGGTGAAGCACCTGAAAGCCCTTCATCACACCATGCTTATGGACGGCATCCATTCGCGCATCCGGGCTGAACACAGCCTTCTTAGAGGCTTCTACGAACTCTTCTTCTGCTTTTTGCACCGCCGACCCAAGAAAGTCAATAAGACCGTTGAGTCCGGTGGGCGAAGCAAGCAGAGCCTTCAACTGAGATTCCTCGGTAACTGGCTCTGCCCGCTTCGGCATAATCCTACTTCTTGGGTACATACGTGAGTCCGGTGATGCGAGACCGCTGGTCGCCGGAACCGACAGTGTTGCTTCCGCCGTTGCCGCTGGTGCTGGCGACAGTATTCGACGGAGTGGGATTGGTGATGCTCGGCTTACGCATAGGCCGGGGCTTTCTGCAAGAACCACACGCCATGATACGCCTCCTTATTTCTTAGGCTTGCTTCCCTTGGAAGCGCCGCCACGACCGGACTGAGCGGGTTTACCACTGCCACGACCGGAAGAACCTTTGGAACCTTTGGAACCTTTCTTGCCACACGCCATGATGCTATCCCCCGTACCGCATGTCGTCAATCTTTTCAAACCCCGGAGCGTGTCTGCGCTTACGACACCGTTCGGCCTCAGCACAAAACTTTCGGTCGGTGTCTTTCTCAGCCAAGAACTCCGCACGAGAGCAAGACCGGGGTTCCCCAATTCCCATAGGTGTAGCTACCACAGGAAATTTAGGTTCTTTCTTCATGGGACCAGTGTACATAGTACACCTCCTATTCGGCTACATACGCCGGGATGAGGTAATCACCCCACTTGAGCCACGCATCAGGACGACCAAGAAGCTGGTCGCGCTGTTTGCCGACAATGATGGTAGGCAGGTCAACCTCGTCCGTGGCGTCCGTAACAGACGGAATGGCCGTAGCCACCACAGGCTTCGTGGCCTCTTCAATAGCCGTATCCATTTCCGTGCAGGTGGGAATCTGTGCGTCAGGCACATGTGCAGACCCGTGGCAGTCTTTGAACACAGCGGCAATTTCTTCAGCGGCGAAAGACACACATTCCGCCACATACGGACACAGGAATGCCGCAAGCTGCTTCGCCACGTTATCGTCAATCTGCACACTGCCAGTCAGATTCGCGCCAGAGAGTTCCGTGTTGGTAGCGGTACCGCCCACAATGGTGGGATTGACAAAAGTGGAATCATTCCACGTACCGCCATCAAAAGGGCCAGTGTTGGTACAACTCATTTCTGTTCTCCTATGAAGAATTTAGAGTCCCACGGAAACTCTTCCTTGGTGAAGACCCGGAGATAGATGCGGGCATTACCTATCGCCGTGGCGTCGTTCATGACGAAACGGTACGAACCGGGGATATTCAACAGCATCGTATTGTTGCACTTCGAGATTTCAAAGGTGCAACCGTTCATGCGCATCGTCTCTTTGGCGAGAAGATGCGTCTGGTACTGTCGCAAATCCATGACAGGGCAGGTGTTGGTCTTGCGTGTAGGGATGACGCCTTCCTTGAAAAGCAGCATCTCCAAGCAAGCCACCTGCGGAACCTGCAACTCCGTCTTGTCGGCCCGCTCTTTGTAGTCCATGAAACCGAACGCCTGAATCAAGGCGATGTCTCCGGGGAACACATGGAAGAACGGGCTGTCAATCGCCACAGAGGTTTCCGTAAAGAGCGGAACGTATATCGCTTTATCAAGTGCCATAGTCCCTCCTACAGTTCGCACGTATGCGAGATGATACCCGCAAAGTATTCTTTCGGCATGTACGGGATGAGGGTCATAGGCCACGTCATGTATTCCACTTCCATGTCACCAAGCATGGTGGTGTCCTCAAGCTCAAGCTCATACATGCCGGGAATGACGATGAGCAACTGCAATACAGTGTTCACATCACACCTGTCGTCATCATGCTTGATGAGCGCCCACGAGTTGAGACCACCAGCCAGCGTCATACGTTCACGGAACACCACGACACCCTCAGTTCCGTATGCGGCATTCATGGCACACGGGTCGCAGGGGTCTCCGGTAAACGGAGCGGTAGTGGATTTCACAATCCGATTCACCCAAATGTGGTGATTGACAGGCATGTTGTACGCATCAATCAACACAGCCGTTCCCGCAGGCACCGCAATGCTACGGGAAAAAATGGTACCCTGCGGCGTCTCCGGGCTAAACAGGACGACCTTGCCGGGGGACTGCACGATGTAGTCATTCGACGGCATGGCACAGCCAGTACCCGGCACCACGGCCCCGGTGACAATGTTGGAACCGCATCTCATACGATTACCCTCCACAGCCAACTGCCAGCCACACCGAGAATGACGCCGTAGATAACGCCACGCACCGAAGCGCAACACCAGCACGGTTCATCCATCCACGGGATAGGCCAGAACAACCAGCACCAAAAATTATAAAAAGCTGTAGGCTCTTTCTCTTCACCATTACTCAGTGTCGGGTGACACCAATTGATATGGTCAAGGAAGAAGTTCTTAGCTTTTTTCCACAGTGTCATCGTCATCACTGGACACCTCTCCAAACTTTGAGATGGCTTCAATCTGCGCATAAAGCGCAACAGCCACCTTTACGAATGCCCGCCAGAGACGGCGGTTCTTGGGCGGCGTAATGATGAACGGGTCAGACCAGTACACGCGGCGCTGGTTGCCGATATAGCCACCGTCCCTGTAAAACGCCTCACCATTCCCTGTTTTCACAGTGAACCCACCATCCACATTGACACTGGTGACAAGCCCGGAGCCAATGCCCAACACATAGACGGTATCGCCAATAACAACGGGAGAACCATCAATCATGTCCTATACCTCTTCGTTACATAGTTCCAGCAGGGGCTTGTGCGGCATCCTGCATCGGGGCGGCTGCCGCAGCCGAACCTCCCGTGTCAGTTGGTGCCCCACCTGTGGGTCCCGGCACACCCGGCCCTACGGACGGTGCGGAGGCCAGAAGTTCTTTAGGCACACCCATCTGCCCGAGTACGTTGTTCAAGGCCCATGTCATAATGGCGGCACCGTTGGGCGTCTGCGCCAACTGGTTTCCGGCAGCGCCGACCAACTGCAAAATCTCGTAGCTGTTCTGCCTGTCGATTTCCCGTTGTAGCAGACCAGTGGCACCTTGGGCAAGGACTTTGCAATCGCCCTTTATGGACTCATCTTTGCTATACATCATGTTGTAGTTGTACAACTGCTGACCCAAAGGTTCAAACACGAACTGGTCTATATTTCTCACAGCAGCCTGTATAGCTTTCACCGCGTTACCCTGCAACATGGCCGCACCACGGAAGGTACGGTTAGCACCAGAACCTTGTGCGGTTCCATGCAGTGCCGCCGGAATATTCGATATACGGTCAGTCAAGTCCATAAAGTATTGCAGAATCTGCAAATACTGACCCATCACACTCGGTATCGAGTAGAAACGCAGTGCGGGATTGTTGTTCCCCATCTCGCCGTCAGCAAGATACATAGTGTTAGGGATGAGTTTCCCAATATCCTCATCACTCATGTACTTACTCAAACGAGAGTAATCCGCTTCTGTGATAGGACCGGACGCGCCGGAAGCATTCGTCAACAGATAACGAAGCGTCGTAAGATAACAACGCTCAACATCCCTGATACGCTGAGGAATACTGAAACTCGGAATGCGGTCATGCGTCTTGTAGAAGCTAGCTGTATGAATAGGACGCACATTCAGATTAGGATTCTGAGGAATCACAACCTGAATAGTGTACCCATTGATGACCGTGACTGTGGCGTTATAAAACTCCAAGTCTTCCACTTTGGTTATGCCATATTCACGCAGTTCCTTACCACTGAAATATCCATAATGGATAAGGACATCCACAGTGGCGGAACAATGCGCCCACATTGCAAGCTGGTCATCAGGCTGATCAGGATTCTCGGACATCCATTTGAAATTGTAGTTGTAGGACTCCGTATCCTCCAAAACCTTTATGATGTTCGCCCGGATGTAACTGTTCATCTTCGCGGCTTCGAGGAGCTTCTGTCTCGTCCACCTCTGACGAATGAATACACCAGTACCCCGCTGTGTGTCAGGACTATCCGGCGAATACCAGAAGTCCCACGGAGACACTGAACGAAACTCGTAGAATGTCTCTAATTTTGTGGTAAGGGTGTCACCGCTCCACTGCAAACGCGGCTTACGCACAGGGATAGGACCCTGTAGTACCGCGAACGGGTAGACTGTGAAGTCAGTGGCAAAGCCATACATGGCATTGTTCCACCCGCCCTCAATACACTGGTCCGTCATCAGCTTTTCCATACCTTCGGCTGCGGTCTTAGCGTAGTCATACTCTTTCCGCATTACCGTAGTCTTCAAGTTGGTGATGAGTTCTTGCAAGTCACCAGTGTACTGGTTATTGAAAATCTCATTCTGTAGCTGTGACAGAACCTCATACCTGCCGTTCTCCGACAAAGTAGGTATCGGTGTGGGCTGGATAGTCCACGGTAGAGATTCACCCTGCACCAAAGTTTCCAAGAGGTACGACTGGACAAGACCCGACTTCATAGCTGTGAGATTGACGTAAGCGTCTACGCCAATTTCGTCAGCAATCTGTTGGTCTTCACAAGACAAATTACCATTGAACTGGTCATAGCACTCTCTCAGAACCACCCGTAACGATTTGTCGCCAACAAGCTCCTGAGATTGCCAACGCACAGCTTCGTTGAATCGCTGTATCGTTATATTGGCAATCGGGTCTTGAGAGCGCGGAGGCACCTCAATAGTTTTTGCATACTCGTACACTTCGGACATTACATTATCCTTCGCAGTAGTCTACGCCGTTTGCTGAGTTGCTTAACAACATGGGTAGCCTTACGCTCACTGTTGCCGTCTTCACGCATTATGCACATAGCACCGTACTGGATAGCGTCACCAATGTGCGAGAAGGTATTCTTCTCCGGCTTCGCGTCGTAGGCAGCGCCCACAGCTCCCATGATACGGAGGCGTTTGAATCTATATCCACCCTGAAACGCTTTGATTGTCAAGGTGCAATGCGGAGAAACAATAATTCCACCGATGGTTTTATTGAGCATCTGTTCCACAGCACGTATGCGCGTCTTCGGGTCATTGGTACGCGGCATGTAAACCTCGAAACCTTTCTGTTCGAGATGTGTGCTAGGAGCCAATCCAGTGTAGGCGTCTTTGGCGTTTGCCGGGTCGCATGAAACTACGACACTGCATTTACTGTACTTCTCAACAACCAACGGAACAAGCGCCTGTTCCACGAATGCCTCAAGCCCCATACCTTCACCGTATAACTCATCGACAATAGCCCATCGGCCTTGATTCTGTTGGTAAAGGACGGCAGCGGGGTGGATGCCAGACGTATCATATCCAATAATAAGCGACCCATACGCGGCAGGGTCAATGATGCTCTTGGCTACATGGACATCGTATCTAAACATGGGCCACACGGGTTTACCGTCACGCATGGGAACATCCAGCATACAGAACAGAGAGTCAATCTTGTCAGTACGACCGTCCAGTTTCCATGCGGCAATCTGGTTACGATAATAATCCATGCCCTTATCGTGCAGGAACTTAGCCTTGTCTTCTTCTGACCATGTATCAAAGTCATCAGGCTTACGCTTGGCACCAAGATTGCGAAGATTCTCCGCGTCAGGATTTACCTCATACGTTATATTGCCAAGCGCATCCTCGTGTTTGAAAGCCGCTGGCGGTTGTTCAAAGACCTGCCAGTTCGGTTCAGGATTAGCTTTCATGTTCAGAAGGAAGTGTCCCTGCGGTGGTTGGTTCGAGTCGATAAGCACTCCTGCATAGGAACAACCACCAAGGTCCTCTGACGGGAAACGCCCGACACGACCAAGTACACCTGTAACGACTTCATAGTCCACAGACGTTGCTTCGTTTATGATAGCAAAAGTCCAGTTGGCAGACTTGATTTTCTCCACATCATCAGCCGTCTGGAGAGCCTGCAACACAAACTCCACCTGACAGATAGTCCCCATACCCGGCTCCCACGGGCGGTGCAACGCCAGCCATTCGTAGGAGCCATCACCTACCGGGAAACGGTAGACCCCCTTGATGGGGGCACCCCCTTGCCGGATGGTACCAAACTGTGCCGGAAAAACCTCTAGGATGCTTTCTCTCGTCGTTGAAGCCAATTCCGGGTATGTTCCTCGGACAACGCCAATTCGCGTGTAACGAACCCCGTCAGGGGCTGGTGCTTGGGCGAGGCAGTAGAACTTCGCATCGTTCATGACCATGCAGGTCTTGCCGGAACCATACGGCCCGATGACCAGCTTGACGATGGCGTCCGAGTCATGGAAAGCCAACCCTGTAGGCGACGGCACATAATTGAAATCTGGAATGTACGTAGACATAACCTACCCTGTAATATCGATAACATTCGTTTGCGGCTGCGCCATGATATGTGCCAGCTTCTTGTTTGTCGGAAGCTTCGGTACATTGAAAGAAATATTTACCGCCGTCTGCGTTATAGGCGCAGCATCCTGTTTGTTGTCTATCGGAGTATCCAGTCCGGCGCTACGCATAAGCATAGACAGAAGTTGCAAGACTTGCTTGTCTTCCATATCACCACTCTTGGCCTTCATGTACAACTGTTCCTGTAAGTCTGTCACAAGAGCTTCGGTGCGCATCCGGTGCCCGGCGAAAGGACCAAGCTCTTTCAACCGAGCCATCTCAGACTTCACGATATCAATAAATACCGGAAGCCGCATGAGCATAACGAAGTCGGCATCCGGTATATCATACGACTTAGCTATATCTGCGGCTGTGTAAGCTGTGCCGTTCTGCGGCTGAGTCATAAGCGCAATATCCCGCGCAATCATGGGCCACTGGTGCTGCTTCTTCAACAACAGCGGCGAGGCTTGGACGGGTGTGGTCATTGCATTCGTCATCTTCTTACCCTCACAAAAAGGCTCCCCGCAAAGCTATGGGGAGCCTTCTAGTCAACAGAATGGTCTCACCCCTTGTATGGACTAGACCAGATGCACCAGACCCGCAGCAGAGGTCTGAGACGTGTTCCCGGCGATGGTGAACTTCACGGCCTTGCCCCACGTCATTGCGCGCCTCGCTCCGGACCGGCGTGCCGAACCCGGTCCCGGACCTCGGAGCGTTTGGCATTATTGAATCGCTCAAGCGTGCCCACCAGATAGCCGGTGATCCGGCGCACCCGATCAAAGGGCACGCCTTGCCCCACAATCCGCTCAACTGTTTTCATATCGCTTCCACCTCTTCGATACTGCTCGCGGCTTCCACGGCCGCTTTTCTTTGCCCGCCGAGTTCCATTTGTGCCGCCTTGTGGGCGATGGCTCCTTCAGTGTACAGCGCGAGAAATTCCGCCGGGTTCAAGGTAAGCCGCGCAAGTTCGCCGCCAGTTTCCGGCGTCCAGTCGCGATATGCATTCCAGGTGACGGATGTGGGAAGCCCTTTGGTGCCCGATTGCGCCATAATCGCCACATTAGCCGTATCCGCGAAATTCTGCTGATCAAAAGAATCATAGGAAAAATGCAGCGGCTCCGGTCCGTTTCCCGCGTCAATAGTATAGGTGAACCCCGCGAGAATGGCCGCGCTGGTTTCCGCGTCGATGGCCGCCAGCTTGGCGGCGCGGGCTTCCTCAAGAGTGGGCGGCGGCGGCGTATCGCTCCATCCATCGGGCAAAGGGCCATATGTCTTGATTGTGAATGGCTTTCCGTCCATATAGCCTTCTCTGCCCTTGTGGTTTTCCACTTGCTCCCAGGCTGTACCCATCCAATGCGGGATATAGCCATTTCGTACTTCAGGAACGGTACGCGTGGAATTATTCGGCAGAGGTCCACCGTAATCTTCGACTTCTCCGACAAAGTAGCCGGACGCATCATATTGATAAGCTTTTGCCATTTTTTACTCCTTTTGATTTTAATTTTCCCTTGCTCTCAGCGCGGGAGGTGCGCATGGGGACGGAATTAGGAATATTACGGGGAGTTTTACAGTCGGATGGGCCAACTCTTATATCCCTGTCATTT